GTGCTCGATTGGTGGGACGAGGAAATGTCAACCCGAGAGAACGATCCCAAAACGGGCGTCAAGATCATCGTCATGCAGCGTGTACACGAGGACGATTTGTCGGGCCACTGTGTGGAGCAGGGTGGTTACGTTCATCTCATGCTTCCTGCTGAATATGAGGCTGAGAGGAAATGCACGACAATCCTGGGCTGGGAAGATCCCCGAAAAGAGCACAACGAATTACTTTGGCCACAGCGATTTGACCGAGAGACCCTGGATAAACTTAAACGACGGCTCGGTTCAAAGGCCACCGCTGGACAATTACAGCAGAGACCTTCTCCTCTTGAAGGGAACGTCATCAAGCGAGACTGGTGGAAATTCTATGGAGGTGACAAACAACCTCCCATGCCCACCCAATTCGATAAAATTGCCATAGGTGGTGACCTCACATTCAAGGACGGGGAGAAGAATGATTACACCGTCTTCCAGGTTTGGGGACGAGTTAAACAAGACAAGTATCTGCTCGACCTCATTCGTGGTCACATGGGGATCAATGAACAATTAATCGCTTTTAAAAGTTTGGTATCGAAGTGGTCGAAAATACTTGGTAGGGTCGATGCCAAATACATAGAGGACGCGGCGAACGGAGCGGCGTTGGTTGCTCTGATGAAAAAAGAGATCTCTGGGATCATCGCCGTCCCAGCCAAAGGTTCAAAGGTCGCCCGGGCAGAGGCTATTGCACCTCAAGCCGAGGCAGGGAACCTCTGGATTCCTGACCCGAGTTTGGTATCATGGGTTGGAGACTTCATCGAAGAGTGGTGTATCTTTCCGAATGGGAAGAATGACGACCAGGTTGACACGACGTCCCTCACGGTGTCTAAACTTTCGGAGGGAATTGGATCCGACTGGACTCCAATATCCTTGACAGGGACAAGTAAATGGCTGCGGTAATTGCTTTTCTCATGTAGGGTATAAACAAAAGGGGGGCTCATGCTTCAGAGTGTACAAGGACTTCAGTGGACCAAGACAACAAAACAAGCAATCTCAGGAACGGCCGCCGCGGTACAAACTCAGGGTGGAACCACAGATGGAGGTTCAAGCGGAACAGGTCAGTTGGCCGGAACTCGCGCGGTTGAGTTAACCTCCGATACTGATTGCTTTGTCGCCATCGGCCCCCACGGTTCGACAACGGCAACCGCCACGACCTCGATTTATCTCCCCGCGAAGACCCCAAGGGTTTATATGTGTGACCCAGGTCAGGACGTATCGGTCATCGGTACGACGGGCAACCTCTATATCTCCGAGGGTAGATGACAGCATTCGAGGAAGTTGAGGATTTAAAGAAGTCCAAAGAGGAGCTTGAACAGAACATCAAGTACCTCCAGTACAAGTACGAAATGTTGGACTTCAAGCACATGGTGGTGAGTGGACTTGGGGCGGCAACCTCGAACATTCTAGGTGGAGTATTCTTCGTGTTTGTAAGCTCCTACATCGCCGCTTTTTGTCTTCATCAACTGTCGATACATTATTCCGTCCTTCAGGTTGTGAAAGACGTCACATGGTTCGACATCGCTTGCGCCATGTATATCGTGAGATGCCTGATGGGTGGGTTCATTAGAGTTCCGAGGATAGAGAATGGCTGACGACAATAAAAGAGTTGTAATAGACTTCCGCGAAGTTGGTGCCACAGGTCTAAGAAGGTTCTCGGGTTTTATATACGAGGAATTTCTTCAAGAACTGATCCAATGGGAAGGTGCGAAGGTCTATAAAGAGATGGGGGACAATGACCCCGTTGCCGGTGGCATCCTCTATATGATCGACAAGTTGGTTCGTAGAGTTCCCTGGAGGTCACAACCTGCCTCTCAACATCCCAACGACATCGAGGCGGCAGAGTTCCTCGAATCCAATATGAACGATATGGACATGACGTGGATCGACACCATTAGTGAGATCCTCTCGATGCTCCAATATGGATATTCAATCCATGAGATCAATTACAAGAGAAGGTGCGGCAATGGCTTCGACCCCACTATGCGATCTAAATATTCGGATGGGCGTATTGGATGGCGTGGCTTCCCTATCCGCTCGCAGGATACGATCTACCGTTGGCAGTTCGATGACCACGGTGGAATTCAGGGCGTGGAACAACTCGCGCCACCTCACTATTACCATGTCACCATCCCGGTGGAAAAGTTCCTTCTCTTTAGAACGGTCGTCTTCAAAAACAACCCTGAAGGTCGGTCCATTCTCCGCTCGGCTTATCGTCCATGGTACATGAAGAAAAATATCGAGAACATCGAGGCTATCGGGATCGAGCGTGACCTCGCCGGTTTACCAATGGCACTTGTACCTCCCGACCTACTCTCGAAAGGTGCCTCGGCTGATCAGAAGGCGCTCCTTCAAGAGATTAAAAATATCGTTACCAACGTCCGTCGAGATGAGCAGGAAGGTATCGTCTTCCCGAGTCAGTTCGATGATAAAGGACATCCCCTATACGACTTCAAACTTCTATCGACCGGAGGTTCACGAGCCTTCGATACCGATAAGGTTATTCAGCGGTACGACCATCGGATTGCCATGTCCATGCTGGCCGACTTCATGCTACTTGGACAGGGTGCGGGAGCCCAAGGTTCATGGGCCATGCACTCCGATAAGACCAAACTGTTCGCCCAGTCCATTGGGGCGTTCCTCGATATTATAGCGGAGATCTTTAACCGATACGCCGTCCCGAGGTTGTTTGAACTGAACGACTTCGTAATAACCGACTATCCCAAACTCATGCACGGCGACCTCGATTCAGTCGACCTCAAGGTTATCGGTGAATACGTCAAGTCGCTAACCGCCGCCGGTATGCCACTCTTCCCAGATCCCGAACTCGAGAAGTACCTACGCAAGATTGGCAATATGCCTGAGCAGATCGACCCGATGAAGGCCGCCGATCAGATGATAGAACCTCCTCCCCGGGATATGCCCGATAAGATTGTGGAGATCCCAGGACTACCTGTTCAGACACCAACGGGCCTCGAAAAGCCAGCTGATACCACACCAGTGAATGACAAACCTCCCGTCGCTACGGTTGTAACCAATGAGACAGGGAATACCGAAAGGACGTCAGGGTTCAGGTCAGGTCGTCAGACCCCTTCGCAGTACACCAACTGGTCGAAGTGGTGAGGCGATGTTCGTCTCAACCTCTGCCCCTAAACTCTATATAACAAAGGCGGCCAAACCCAGGAAAGTCCCCAGGACGTATCAGAGGGTTCGCGCCCTTGGGAAGCAAATGGAAGGCACCGTGAAGGCTGACTTCATCAAGGGGATAACCACCTTCAAAAAAAGGGTGAGTCCATCCGAATTGATGGCGGCATGGAAGAAGGGCTCATACGCCCACCTCATGGAGACCATTCCTTGGCAGGATCTACCCGAAGACTTCGACCCGTTCCTTCAGACCCTACAAAAGGGTGTGGCAGGTGCGGCCGACCGAACCCTTGAGCTTCTACCCCCAAACGAACTCCGGTTCGATATGAACAACCCCAACATCAGGAACTACGTCAACGAGGTTACGGGTAGGTTGGTGGTTGGTATCCAGAACGACACGATGAGGGTGGTTCAAAATCAGGTTCAACGATCATTCACCGAGGCTTTAAACGTGTCGGACGTCGCCGATAACATCAGGGACTCGATAGGTCTTCATCCCAGATACGAGCAAGCGGTTCACAATTACGAATCTGGACTTCGAGCGGATGGGGTTGACCCCGATAAGGTCGATGAGCTTACATCAAGTTATAGAGACAGGTTGCTGGACTCTAGAGCCCGAACTGTGGCAAAGACAGAGACCAGGCAAGCGACGAATTACGGACAGTTGACGGTTTGGCAGCAAGCACAATCCCAAGGGCTGGTAAAACAGGAGGCCCAAAAGGTTTGGGTTACCTGCAAAGAATGTATAACCAAAACTCCATCCCCCTGTGACCTCTGCTATCCTATGGACGGCGAGATGGTTCCGGTGAGTGGGTTTTGGACGTTGGCTGATGGTTCGATATGCGAGGTGCCCAGTGACGCCCACCCTAACTGTAACTGTGGCATGACCATCGACCTCGGTGTTGATGAGGGCGGAGAGGCAACGGAGGAAGAAGAGTGAACTTTGCTGAAGCATGGAATTGGGTAACCAAAAAGGTAAAGAAGGATGATCTAGGTCTAGATCCCGAAAAGACGAGGCAGTTCCAGGACTCATTCCGTCGGGCGACCCATAAGAAGTCCAAAAAGAAAAAGACCAAAAAATCCCAGCCCACATCCTCACAGGTTCACGTCCCCGCGATTAACCCACTTGAGGTTATTAAAAGCCTCAGCCCGGGAAAGACGGCAGGCCAACTCCACGATGAGATTTTATCGCAGCACGACAATATTGGCGGGACCATCCGTGATGGATCGGACGACGAACGGTTCGTATTCGGCCCCATGGTATTCGACATCGGAGAACTCAAAGGCAAGATTGGTGCCAACGCAAACGGTACCGCCGAAGTCAGTCCCGATTGGTCGCACAAGATTAACGTAAATCCTGAACACGCCATGAGGTCCACATCTGACCGGCCTGTATACATCGCATCAATTCCGACCACCAACGGTATCGAGCATCTGTTGATCGACGGGCATCACAGAATGCACAAAGCTCTCCACGATGGGGACAAAGAAGTTCCCGCATATATCCTCAGCCCCGAAGAGACCATTGACGCAATGGATACTCATCCTGACCTGATGCAGAAAATGAGGGAGAACCTTGAGTCCCTAGATACCGACCCATCGATGTACGAGAACACCGACAAAAATGTCAAAAAGGGAATGAGGGTCGCCAAAGTTGCCATCGTCTGTGGTCCTCGACTTCTGATGCTCAAGCGCAAGGACTCAAAGAAATGGGAGCTTCCTGGCGGAATGGTCGCCCCACAAGAGACCATGAAGGAAGCCGCGATCCGTGAAGTTATGGAAGAGACCGGTATCGAACTCGACCCACGGTTTGTATTCCCAATCGGCCCAGAGAATAACGTCAAAGGTGTCGGGAATGGAGTCGGTCGACTTCAGCTTCAAGGATTTTATTGCGAGCTGAGTAATATACCTAAGGTGACTTTACAATCTGAGGAGGTCATCGACTCCGATTGGATTGATATTTCATTCGGACTTCCCGAGGGAACCAAACTTCACGTCCCCAAAGATCAGGTGCTCGAAATATTGGGACTGATTCAGAAGTCGGGACTTGAAGACAGCGGAACAGACGTCGCAGAGGATGCGGACTTTTATCCTGGAATAAACAACCTCGATGGCGGGTTGAATAAGGCCGACGACTCGAACGAAAAATATTCTGATCTTTACCAGCTTCAAGAGTTAGTTCGCGGTATGGATTGGGAATTGAATCATGATATGGTTAATGAGCAAGATGCTAGAGAGGCAGCCCTCGTCAACATCGCAGGAGATCCCGACTACTACAAAAGAAAATGGTGGGAGAGCGAAGCGCGCGAAGACCTCATCGACAACAACGTTGGGAAAGACACCCTTGAGACTGAAGAGTCCCCTTTGGCAAACATGGGATTTAATATTGATCTTGGCTCTGGTCGTAACCGTCAACTTGGACACATCGGATTTGACCTTTATCCTCACGACTACGGGACCTATATTCACGATCTTAATATTGGCATACCTCTTGGCGATACTTCGGTCAGGAAGGTTCAAATGATAAATGCACTTCACCATTTCGAGTTGGACGATCCCAAGGCTTTGTTCAGTGAGATACAGCGCGTCCTTATGCCTGGAGGACAATTTGTTTATCAGGGTCCAAACGAAGTGATGAATCAACCCCCGTGGACACAAGACGCTCCCGGGATGGAGCTAACAACCAAGGAGGACATCGGGAAGGTCGAGGGTCAACCCTGGTCGAAGCAGGTCTTCACCAGACTGGCATCACCCGACCCGGCGACAGCCAATGATGCGGAACCAAGAATCGGAATTGCCCAGTACGACATGCTACCAGCAGACGCACTGCTTGCCATGGATGCCGTCGGCTATTACTACTCCGACGCTACAAGTTCCGGTCGGGGCAACCGACTCCACGGCTATCCCTCTCAGGGAGGTCTCCAACAAAAAGGAGAACACGACCCCGAGAATATCTCCGTACTTGAAGAGGCACTCGACCAATTCTTGGAAGAGGAAGCCCGCGAGGGAGTAGAGAACGGAACCAATTCAGCTATCGATGTCGACAAAGGGATTGACAATGCCTGCAATGAGATGGCAAGAGGTTGGAGGTTACCCAACGAAATGGGCGACCACGCACTTGACATCGAAGAGAGTTTGCAGGGACCTACGTCCAAAAGTGACAGCGCGATTGAAAAAATCCTAAAGTCACAGCGGGTCGTACCGATCATCAAGGCAAACAAGATGAAGCAAATCTTGTACTGCGTGGTCCTTGAGCCCCATACCGTGGACGCTCAAGACGACGTGATGAGCCCAGAGGATATCGAGAAGACTGCCCACAAATATCTCGAGAACTCAAGGGTGATCGGCGGCGAGCATACCAAAGCGATAAATGCCGTCCCGGTTGAAAGCTTTATTGCACCGCAGGACTTCCAAGTCAGCGGCCAGTACGGCGATCAGGTTGTGAAGCAGGGTTCTTGGGTCCTTGGCGTGAAGGTCAAAGACCCCGAAGAATGGCAAAAGGTCCTGGACGGTGAGTATACTGGCGTGAGTATCGGTGGGTTCGGCCAGAGAAGTGAACTGACTCACTAATATTTGGGCTTGCACTCTTGAAAAAAGTCTGCCAGCCTATGTCAAGAGAGACTTTGAGAGATGCCAAGACTACTTTCAGATTTAGAGCCCGCAGAAGTTAGCCTTGTAGGTAAGGGCGCTAACAAAAAAAAGTTCTTGGTTTTTAAATCAGCAGGGGAGAACGGAATGTCAAAAGCCTTGGACTTGTTGAAGAGTAAATTAGACGCTGACACATTCGCCAAGGTTCAAACAGTTCTCAAAGATGCAACGGCCCCAGGAAATTCTGGAATGGGTGCCGGTGATCTCCCTCCCAAACCCGATTCAGCCACATTCAAAGAAGGTGACGATGAGCGAACCCAGGCCGCGATGAAGGCAGCTGCTCGCATTCTTGCACCTCACAAGGACAAACTTGGAAAAGGGCACATGGATGCTCTCGCCAAGGAACTTGGAATGGGAATGGGTGAAGGGGAAGGCGGCGGCAAAGAAGCCGGTATGATGAATCAACCTCAAGAAGTTAAAGAGGAGCATCATGTGGCCGCCCTTGAAAAAGCGAAGCAAGCCTACGGAGCCGAGTTGGCGAAGATGGGCTATCGAAAATATCCTGACCAACAACCCACACAAAAGGGTAAACCGCTCGAAGATGACGATGACGCCGGAGGGGAAGACGTGAGCAAAAGTGCAAAAGTAGACCTATCAGCATTTCCTGAGAACCAAAGAGCCGCTCTCGAACTCATCTTTAAGAACAACGAACAGTTGGTCAAAAAGAATGAGTCTCTCGAATCTGAGGTGAAGAGCCTCCGTGACGAGAAGAAGCTCTCTGAGTATCGGGAAGAAGCTAAAAACTTCACCCACCTTGGTGCCGACACCGAGGAACTCGCAACCATCATGAAGTCCATGAGCGAAAAGGACCCCGATGGTGCTGAAAAAATGAAAGCCATCCTCAAAGCAGCCAACGCGCAAGTGAAGGCTGGAGGAAGTCTCTATAGCGAAATCGGTAGCCGAATCGCTAAGAGTGATGCCGGAAGCCCTGACGGCAAAATGAGGGCGATGGTCGATAGCTTCGTCCAGAAGTCGGATGGATCGAAGACCCGCGAGCAGATCGAAGACGATTTGTTCGTAAATAACCGTGAGTACAAGAGACTTTACTCTGAGTATATGGCTTCCCACCCCGGAATGAAGGGTGGAGGCTGGAGCGAAGGGCAACACTAAGAACTTAGACGTTAAGCAGCACTAGAGGAGCTTAAAATGGCATACGAAATCCCGAGTTTTTATGTAGGTGTGTTCCCCGCAGACATTGATATGTCGAGCGAGGCGAGCTTCCAGTATACTGGCGTATGCGTCTACACCGCCGTCAGCCAACAAGGAACGGGATTCGGTGGAGCGGCCCTCATCAACCCTGGTGGAACATCAAGCCCGATCATCGGTGTTCTCCAGAACAACCCTCAACCTGGCGAAGCAGGCCAAGTTATGGTTCAGGGCGTAACGAAAGCACAAGCAGGGGGAGCCTTCCAAATAGGTAACCTCTTGATGGTTAACAGCGCAGGCCAATTTGTCGTAGCGACCTCTGGTAACTACGCAGTCGCGCAGGCCCTGGAGACCGCCGCCAGCGGGGATGTGACCACGGTGTTATTGATCCGCAACGGCAAACAGTAAGATTTGGCGAGCAGCAACCGAGAGTAAGGGGAGAGAGAAATGCCGCAACCTACAAGATCAGACGTTCACGTCAACCGACCGCTGACCAATATCTCGGTGGCGTATATCCAACGGGCGCAAGATTTTATTGCGGACAAGGTGTTCCCGATTGTACCTGTCACGAAGCAGTCTGACAGATACTTCGTTTACACCAAAGACTGGTGGTTCAGGAACCGCGCTGAGAAGCGAGCCCCTGGATCTGAGTCTGCCGGTGGCGGCTTCCATGTCGACAACACCCCTACGTACTTTGCCGATGTTTGGGCATGGCACACGGATGTTGACGATCAAACCCGCGCGAACGCCGATCAACCCGTTGACCTCGACCGTGACGCCACTCTCTTCGTCACACAAACCCTGTTATTGCGACGTGAAATCCAATTCGCGTTGAAATATATGGCCGCTGGCATCTGGCAAGGTTACAAGCCTTCCGGTTCGCCCATTGACTTCCAACCCAACGTCAACGGGAACGGATACTGGGATTCCAGTACCTCGAACCCGATGCAAGACGTTGACTTCCTCAAGCAGAAGGTGAAGTCACAAACCGCGTTCCTCCCCAACACCCTTGTTGTGGCGGACAACGTGTTCTTCGCATTGAGGAACAACGCGGCAGTTCTGGATCGTATCAAATACACCCAACGGGGCATCGTGAGTGAAGAACTCTTGGCCGCTCTGTTTGGTGTTGAGAAGTTCCTTGTCGCCTCTGCGGTTCAAAACACAGCTCAGGAGAATCAAACGGGAGTCTTCGGATTTATCGTGTCGAACTCCTTCTTGCTGGTTTATGCGAACCCAGCTCCCTCAATCCTTCAACCCTCAGCCGGATATATCTTCTCGTGGCAGGGATTGTTCGGTGCCGGCGCTCAAGGGAACCGAATCAAGGTCTTCAGAATGGAGCATCTGGAGAGTGACCGCATCGAGGGTCAAATGGCCTTCGACATGCACCAAGTTGGGACCGATCTCGGAGTATTCGGCCTCAACGTCTTGGCTCATCCATAAGAGAGGGTTAGATGGCGTACATAGCAAATCGTGTTCTTCTGGTTATCCCTAAAGGGACTGACCAGCGTATTCAATACAAGCCTGGGGATATCATTCCTGACTTCGAGAGTTGGCCGGAAGTTCCCCGACGCGCTCATTTGAATATGAACTACGTCATCAAGGACGACAGCATCGTCGCCCCGAAAGTGGCGAAAATAGCCCAAAAAGTGACCAAATCCAAAGCAAAAAAAGTCGCACAGGTCGAAGAAGCTCCTCAAGCTACTGCCGAACCTGCCGACAAGCTTGGAGTGGCCGCTGCTGATGTAGGTGACGATGAGAACCTATTCGGGTGTACCAAGTGCCCCGGGAAAAGCTTCGCGACCGCGAGAGCATTAAGCACACACATTACCCTTGCACACCGTAAAGGGTGATGTAAGGGAGGTCTAATTGGCCGGTCAATCAAACGGCATCCAGGGAGTCTGGACGTATTCTGGCGACCCTAATAAGTCGGCCAAAGATCAGACGCGCTTCCTCCTGGGCGATACAGACAAATCGGATCCACTTCTGTCAGACGCTGAAATTGTTTGGGCGCTGAGTGTGTATCAAAACGTACCGCAGAACGCCGCCATCAGGCTATGCGAATCCATAATTGCAAAATTTTCACGGTTAACTTCCGAGGCCGTCGGACAAGTCCGAATAGAATTCCAGCAGAAGGTCGAGAACTATCGAGCCATGCTCAGGGATCTCAGAAGTCGCCTCGCCATGGAAGACGCCGCACCCTACGCTGGGGGTATTTCCGTCAGCGATAAACAATCCAACGCCGCCAATACTGACAGGGTTCGCCCTGACTTCACGAAGCATATGATGGAGAATGACCAAATCGCACCGTGGGTGACGCAAAATGAATATAACATGTTCATTGCCTTCGACGGATAAGAGGGTTGGAAATCCATTTCTGACCTATGGTTACTGCCATCTGTGCGGCTATGCTTTTAATCCCACCGAAGAACGATGTGAAATTGACTGTGTTGAGGTAATCGACACTCCCGAATTTGGTCGCTCAGAAATTAAAACCGTTACTCAGTGGCATCTCCCATGTATTTACCAGGAGAAATACCATTGATAAAAATGAGAGCCAAAACGGAGATCAAAGGTGGGGACAAGTTTGCCAGGCAACTCCGTGAAGAGCTCAAGAAATATTCAAAATCATACGTCACGATAGGGGTTCACGACGACGCTGGGAAGTATCCCGACGGAACTCCAGAGGTCTTTGAAGTCGCCCTGTGGAATGAGTTCGGAACCAAAAAGACTCCCGAGCGGTCGTTCATGCGGTCTGCCGTCGATGATAACGAGGGGAAAATCAATGCCCTTCGCGAAGAGGCCATCTCAAATATATTCACCAAGAACTGGACAATCCTGCAGGCATTGAAGTTCATGGGTGAGAACATCCAACTTCTCGTGCAGAATAAAATAAAGAGCAATGTCCCTCCACCCTACGGGACTGGCAAAGGGAACGCCTCACCAGAGGAGATTGAAGCGCGCCAAAGGGCGAAGGCCAAGAAGACTGGTGGGCAAGTCAATACTCTAATCGAGAGTGGCTTGATGCTCAGGTCGATAACCTACAAGGTGCATTTAGAGCGATGAAATTAAAACGTGTTGAGGGAGGTTACGCTTTTGATTGTCCAGGCTGTGAAGGCATTCATGTATTTTACGACTTTATGGCCGATGGCTCAAAAGGTTGGTGGTTTAATGGCGACATGGAGAAGCCAACATTCACACCCAGTTTGAGAAATACCAGACCTGGTTTTTGCTGTCATCTCAACTTGACTGACGGAAAATTTCAATTTCACACTGATTGTACCCACGCGAATAAAGGGAAGTGGATGGATATGGTTGAGCTTCGGGAGCCCTTCGCATGATGAAATTACAGGGCCAATCCAGAATAATGAATTTTTCGGACACCATCCGCGTGGTCAATATCGGTCGGACCATCCAGCGGAATGGAAAGCCCGTTCACCTCGACATCACCTATTACGAGGTAACCTGCTCTGTTCAGCCCTTTGGTGGGTTGGAAGTCCTCTTGGTCCCCGAGGGAGACCGCCAAAAGGATATGTACTGGGTCTATTTACAGGAGGACTCGAACCGTCCCATAGTCGTGAATCAGACGGTTATTTATAATTCGCTAAACTTTCAAGTACAGAAGGTCGAACAGTGGGGCAGCTATCAGAGAATCAAAATCGTGAGGTTGGATGTGGGACCGAACCAGTCGAATAATTTCGAGACGAACCCTGAAGTGAGCAAGACGAATGCTCCTTAATCAATCCTTTTCTCTCGATTACGTTGCGATCCGAAAGGCTCTCATTCGAGAGATTCAAGCGGCCACCAATCTCGATTCTGACCACATTATTACCGAGGAGCCCGAGACACAAAACAGCCCTCGGCCCACACTCCCCTATATTTCGATGAAAATTACCAGCCCCGCTATAAAACAGGGCGATGACGACAAGCGTAATATTCCCACCGTTGCACCGGCACCCCCGGGACCGTCGAATACATGGAACTCTGGCGGTCAGAGGAAAATGATCGTAAGCTTCAATGCGTACGGTAGGTCCCACGAGGAGGCATACAATTATATGACCCTCTGGCAGTCCGCCCTGGACCTAGAGACCACCCAGGGGGACCTACGGAACAATGGGATAGCTGTTTGGCTCATGGAATCAGTTGCAGATGTGAGCCAATTGTTGAATACTGGATACGAAGGAAGAGCCCATTTAGACGTGACTTTTGGCATCGCCTCGAACATAAGTCAGACACTCGGGGAGATGGACTCTGTAGAGGTCAAGGGTACTATAGCCACTGATAGTGGAACCGTTGACACCGACGACACCGTGGACTTTGGAGGATAGATGGCTACTTTAGACACCTTGGTTGAGATTAACATTTCCCAGCAGACTTCCGCGGTGCCCCAACCCAGTTTTTCGATACCGTTGATCGTCGGCCCGACAGCAACATCCTGGGGACCCACTGAATACGTTCACTCCTACAATTCACCAGCCGATATGTTATCCGACGGCTTCGACGACACTGATCCCGAATATATCTATGCCTTGGAGCTTTTCGAGCAGGCATTGACCCCAACAGAATTTTTGGTTGGTTATCGCGCTTCCCCTGTTGAGCAGGTTGACACGATTACCGTCAACACCGCTGTAAGTGCTCACCTCTATACCGGAACGATTGCCGGTCAGGTTTGGGCCTACACCGCTTCGGGTGGTGACACCACGGCGACCATCGCAACCGCGATTGCGGCCGCCATTAACGCCCTAACCAACCCCACATGGCATGCCGTTGCAGCCTCGAACGTCGTGACCATCACTTCCACTACGCCAGGCTTGGCGTTCACTGACCAACAAGTGACCGTCGATGCCAATTATACGATTGCGAACGTCACCCCGAACCATGGAATTCAGGATGATATTAACAATATCCTTGGAGTTCAGCCCCTCGGAAATATCTGGTACGGATTGGCAATCTGCTCCAACGCAGATGCCGATATCCTCCAGGCCGCCGCATTGATCGAGACTCTGAAAAAGATTTTCATCGGTGTGTCGAGCGACTCCGCAATCCCGACAAACGTGTCCACTGATCTTTTGTCTCTCTTGAAAGCCAAAAGCTACAAGAGAACCGCCCTCATTTATTCCCCTGGGGCTTACAATCAGGGTATTGAGGCCGCATGGCTCGGGGGACAACTCCCTGCCACACCGGGCTCGAATAACTGGGCGTACAAAACTCTCAGTGGCATCACCGTCGATACGATGAGCGATAACGCTCGATCCATCATCATCGGGAACCCCGTCGCTGGAGTCCCCGGGAAGAACGGGAATATCTACACCACCGTCGGTGGAGTGGACATCACCCAGATGGGTCAAATGGTCGGTGGACAATACATCGACATCACCGTGGGGATTGACTGGCTTGAAAGTACGCTGCAAACCAATATTTACCAGCAGCTCGTTCAGGCCCAAAAGATCCCCTACACCGACAAGGGAACCACGGTTCTCATGCAAGCTGTAAAGGCAGCCATTGACCAAGGCGTGTCCAACGGCCTCATTGACGGTGCATCCCCAATAACCATCACGGCGCCTCCGGTGCTTTCTGTCTCCCAGAGTCAGAGGGCCAACAGGATTGCGCCGACAATATCTTTCTCCTGCCGATTGGCTGGAGCATTCAACGCCGTAATTGTGCAAGGAACCGTCACGGTCTAATAGGAGGATTTAGATGCCACCACCTGGAGTATTTACATACGATCCCAAGAACGTGTCGGTCATCGTCGGTGGCCAGACAATGTCCGGCTTCGGCGACGGGACATTTGTCAAATTTGGCCGTGATGAAAATATGTGGAACAAGAAGATAGGAGTGGACGGAGAGGGAACCAGAGCCAAGTCGAATAACAAGGCTGGGTTCATGGAGATCTCACTCATGCAGTCATCCGCCTCAAACGATGTTTTGAGTGGATTCGCTGCCGCTGATGAGTTGAGCAATACAGGTGCGGTTCCGGTTTTAATTCGGGACAATAACGGCAGAACACTTGCCACTTGCCTCACTGGCTGGGTTGTGAAATACCCAGATACAGAGTTCGCAAAGGAAGTGACTGTTCGCACTTGGAGAATTGAGACCGACGAGCTGGCGATCTTTATCGGCGGTAACTAAGGCGGTAAGAAATGGCATCAAAAAATGAGTTCGGCCTCTATGTCGAAGAGGTCGATGGGAAGAAATATGAATTTGAGAAATGGGACGCCGAGGATTCGGTTGATGCCTTACTCGACATTGCAGGACTCATCGGGGAACCGCTTGGTGCGGCCTTCGGAGCTTTCGTTCAGGATATGGACGAAGTCTCCATCAAAACTCTACTCGACAAAGACTTCGACCCACAAATCGTTACCAAAATCATGGCCTCCCTCACGGGGGGATTCAAAGGCCCGAATAAAGAGATCGTCAAAGCTCTCTTGCGGAAGCTCTCATCAGGACCCAAAGTCCGATGCGAAGGTAAACCCGTCACATTCGGAACACACTATCGGGAAGACCTCTCCCTCATGTTTAAGGTTGCTAAAGCTGGGCTGGAGGTACAGCTCGGATCTTTTTTCGTCGTCCTCAGAGAAGTCGGAAAGCTTTCCCAAAAGCCCATTACAAACCAGGCGTCACCTACATAAATTGGGCGTTCTGGAGGCCGGTCATGGCTGGATTCGGAACACTTCACGAAGTAAAACACCAATGGACAATCGAGGATCTCTGGGACGCGCACGAAGCCTGCGATATCAAGGAAGAGGCACAAGCCTACCAGGAGGAGCAGTTTGAACGTACGTGAGTTCTTAACCAAATGGGGATTCGACATTGAACACGAGAAGCTCGACAAGGTTGAGTCGCAACTCGATGCCATCAAACACAGATTAGACTTCCTCGCAGCGGCAGAAATTGTCCGCGGTGTAATTCACCTGACAGAAGAATTCTCTAAATTCGCCGAAGAGCTTCACGTCTCTGCCACATCGGCGGGTATCACGGTCGAACAGTTCCAGAAGTTGGCATTCGCGGCAAAACAAAACGCCGTCGGGCAAGACGAAATGGCGATGTCGATGGCGAGATTGTCACGTCATCTCTATGAGGCTCGTAAGGGTTCAGCCGAGGCACAACTCGCATTTTCACAGGCAGGTTTTAGCACTCAGCAAATTGCGGGATTCAAGACAGGCCAGGACGTTCTGTTGGCATTGTCAGACAGGTTTAAAAATATCCAAGATCCAATTCAGAAGCAGGCTCTCGCGATGCAGCTCATGGGTCGTGGATCAGTAAACATGGTTGGCTTTTTGAGTCAGGGTTCAGCCGCGATAAAAGGGATGGGTGAAGAGGCGGGTCGACTTGGAATAGTTCTTGGAGAGAGACAGGTCAATGACCTTGTCAATCTTGAGCATTCTTTTCAGAAGCTCTGGGGGACTATCAAGGGTATCGCTGGCTTTATTGCCGCCCAATTTGCGCCTTCAATGACTTATATCATAAATGGAACCCTCAAGTGGTATGAAGCGAATCAGAAGTTATTGTCTCACAACATCAGGA